CTCTGTTAATCGAGGCAAAATCACCTCGACCAACAGCACACACCCAACATCACAAAACGCGAAACAAATCCCGGTTCAGCACAACACCGACCACAAGCGCCCCTATCGCGAAGCGATTTAGTGCTTGTCCGCAGTGCGGTCACTCAAGCTGAATGTCCTGAATGACCGCTCCGTTACAACGGGGTGCTATCGCGCACGCTTGTCCGTAACCGACCAAACTACCGACCCAATGGTCAGCAGAGCGCCGATGACCGGTTCGATATCAGAGGCTTCGACATATCCCTTGGCGACGAGAGCTGTGCCAGCGACGGTCAGAATTTGACGGATCAGCGCAAGGATTGCTGGTTTCAGCATCTTGTTCTCCTGTTCAGATTTCATTGGTGGTTGAGAGGAATTCGCCGGGCTTCATGGTCGGCAGGCGTTGTAGACGGGGCGGATAAGTTGCGGGCCAGCGCGCGCCGAGGAGGCGGGACTTAGCGATTCGCGCGATGGTGACGGCATCGGACTGGTTCCCGCCCAGCACGTAGAAATGCGTGTCGTCCTGACCGATGGCGAAACCCACATGGCCGCCAGACCCGCGTTCGAAGATCAGCACGGCACCAGTAATCGGCTGCACCGCTTGCCCAAACAGCAACCAATTGCGCGCCCAGTAGGGATTGGTGCCCAGCGCGCCAAGCAGCGGTTCATTGGGGAGCCCCATGCGGATGCAGGTTTCCACGAAATCCCCGCACCAAGGGTTCTTGGACGGATCGCCCAGGGACCGGCCATCCCGCTTCAGCCAATCCATCAGCCAGGATCGATCTCGGGCCTCATGGCGACCAAGCGCGGATTTTGCCTCGGTGATCCAGGGCAAAGGGCCCAGCGGGGCGACAGAGGCCGCGCGACCGTCGGCCACCAGCAACGCTTTCATCGCGCGTGCAGTGCGCAGGCCCCAGAGGCCGTCGATAGCGCCGGGAGAATTCCCGAGCTTTTCCAGCCCGCTTTGGATCAGGCGGAGGGGTTCGCGTGTATCGATGTTCATGGGGAGGCTCCTTTCGCCCGTCGCCGGGCATAAAACAACCCGCCTTGCGGGCGGGTCGGGTTAGGTCGGCATGATGGGTGGTGTGCTGGTCAGTCGGTGCGGCCGCGCTGGAAGGCTTCGAACATCAGATCACGCATCGCGTGGATGTCTGTCTCGATGCGTTCCAGCCGGTCAGCATCATCGTTGCGATCTTCGGCCCGCTGGCGGTCGACACGGTCGCGTTCCTGGCTGAGTTCGCGATCCAGGCGTGCGAGCATGGCATCGTTGGTGAAGGCTTTGCGCGTAACAGAGGCGAGAAGTGCGATGGTGCCGCCGATCAGTGCTGTGATGGCGACCGCGATCCCGTTGTCGCGCAGGGCCTCGGCGATCTCCTGCAGGAAGCTGGTTTTCTCAGTCATTAGGGTTCCTCTCAGAAGTCGGTTTCGACGTAGACGCCGGAGCAGTCGTAGGCGACGGCCGCGGCGGTCGCGCCGGTGTTCATGAAGTTGCGAGGGCTCAAGAGTTGGGTCGTCGCAGGCATGTCGGTGGTGATGGTGAATTCAACCGCTGCGCCGCTGACCTCCTCGACCACGCGGACACCGATGTCCGCACCGTTCGGGGCAGCGGCGACATAGAGAGACAAGACGTTGGTGGTGCTGGCCACTGGAACGCTCGCGCCCAAATCGGTCAGCGTTGGCGCGCCGGAGCCGTCATTATGCACCAGCTGCCAGTTTGTGTGGGTGCCGCGCTTGAAACCAATGCCGACGCAGTTCACCGCAGCACCCAGTCTCAGCGTGGTGGCCAGCGCAGCCGTTGAGCCATAGAGGCCAAAGAACCCCATGCCCGTCACTTGGAGCGTCGTCATAGACAGCCGGTTGACGTAGCTCCAACCGCCGAGTCCATCGGCATTGCCGCGCCAGCAGACCCAGCCCGCCGATCGCTCCTCGGCTACAGCGTCTGCCGTTGCCGCGCTGGTCACCCGCCAGCGTCGCATGCTTGTCGAGAGGTTGGTGGTCGCCAGTGTTGGCGTCGCCACCGTGCCCACAGCCGTGCGCGGCATCCCGTTGGTGTTGACCGTGGTGCCGGTGGATGGCGCCCATGTCGCGATGCGGTTCACCCCGAAATGCGGCTGCAGGGGAAAGAACCGCCCCGAGGGGCGTTGCACATCCAGCCATCCGGCTCCGGCGCGGTCGCGGGCATAGATGGCCAGTTTGCCAGCGGGTGGCGGGTCGGGCACCACATTTTGCCCCTGCATCAGCAGCGGCTCGGCCAGATCAACCCGGCCAGATGCGCGGTCGATCTTGATCGCCTCAAAGAAGGCCGTTCCATCCGGGCTGACCTTGAAGCTGAAATCATCGCTTCCCAGGAGCCCAATCAGCGCCCGCGTCGAGAACCCAGATTTGAAGGCGAAACTCGCATCATCCCCGGCAGTGTTCTTATTGAAGGTTGCCTCGATCCCATTCCCGGCGTCGTTGAACAGCATCGCAGGCGTGTTGATCGAAAACCGGTTGTAGCTGTCGGCCGTCGCCCACCCCAGTCCCAGCTGCTGGGCCGTGAGATTTGCCAGCGGCATTGCGACCTGCGTGACCGTATTGGCGAAGGTGACGGTCGGCGTGTTTATGATGGTGGTGCCACCGGCCCCTGCCGTGGCCGAGCCGATGTTGACGACGGTGTTCGATCCGCTGGCACCAACGGTGCCGAGGTTCAGGGTTTTAGTGACGCCGTTTCCGGTCGCCCCGGTGCCGATGCCATAGGTGGCCGTGCCTGTCGCGGTGCCAATCGTTGCGGCAGCGGCGGAGACAATCACGGTTCCCGATGCCGTCAGCGAGCCCGTGAACGTCTTATTGCCGGTGAAGGTCTGGGTGCCCGCAAGGATCGCCAATTCGCTGGTTGTGTTCGGCAGGGTGAAAGTCCGGGTTGTGCCGGTGCTGATTGCCGAAAGTTCAAACGCCGCGCGCTTGGTCGGGTCTGCATCGTCAGTGAGGATGAACGCCGTATCTGCCACGCCCGCGGCCAGCAGTGCGCCGATCAAAGACATCCACGATCCTGCGCTGAAGATCAGCGAGGATTGCGTTGCCTCATTCCACGCCAGCCAGCCGTCTTTTGGCGCATAGAACACCCATGCCCCATCCTGCCAGGCGGCGATCTGGGTCGCGCGCCCAGCCCAAAGGCCGGTCGGGGTCGGCCCGATGATCCAACGCTGGCCGTCGCCGGGTGCGCCCGGCGGCGCAGACAGGAGGGCGCTTCTGACGGAAATCTGCACCAGCACATCGAGAAAGCGCAGCCCCTCGTTTACGGTGACATGCTTTTGCGACTGGCTTGCTGCCAGATAGGGCAGCGCAAGGTTCGTGGATTGGCTCATGCCAATGCCTCCAAGGTTCAGGGGGAATGGATCAGACGTAGATTTCGGCGGCGGCACCGCGGCCCAGCGCGCCGATCTGATAGACACGGAAACGCAGGGTGCTGACCGGACCGCAGAAATCCGCCACCATCATCGCGGTGGTGTAGAGGAAAGCCGGGGTCGCGATGCCGGACACGGTCCGCACAACTGTCACGCCGTTCAGGATTTCCAAATCATAGGCCTCGGTGGTCTCGCCCAGAGGCACCTCGACCAACACCCAACTGTCGCCGCTTGAGGCTCGGGTACGCCGTAGCCACGTCAGAAGCAGATCGCCGCCGGGCTGTGGCACGCCGCGCAATTGCGCCGGGCTCAGTGGCCGCAGCCCGCGCCCCGATGGCGTGAAGGCCAGTTGCAGGTTCAACGGGTCGGCCGCCGCTGCTGTTGATGGCCCGATCCGCCAGTTGGCAGGCAGTCCGATGTCGCTTTCCGTGATGGCGATCGGCGTGACTGCGGTGTTCAGCGCGACGACCCGGGCCCCGGCCGGGGCAGGATTACCCATCGCTTCCTCTGTGCCGAACTGACCGCGCAGCAGATGGGTCAACCGCCAGCGCCCCAGGCTTTGCAGAGATGCCGTGCCGAACTGGACAATTTCCCAAACATCGGCGGCAGTCTCGATCGCCGGCGCATTGCCCGCGGCCAGCAGCGCCTCATCGTCGAGGCTGCTGAATGTGCCCGATGCCATATCGATCCAGAGCTCATTGCCACCGTCAAAACGCCAGACCGGGCCTGCGTAAAATTCAAACGCCAACGTGCCCAGCCGCGCAGGCTGGCCGACTGTGCCCAGTGCTGAGAACCCGTCATTCGAGGGGCTGCGCCAGATCAGGGCCGATCCATACCATGGAGTCGCGAACACCGCGGCATAGGGGCGGTGCGCCGGGATGTCGTCGGCAAGCTGCGGCAAGTTCATCAGAATGGCTGCTGGTGGGCCAAAGACGGTTGGAGCGATGAACGCTGGCGTGCGTTCTGGCCCGGGCGGCAGGTCATAGAGGGTCTGATCGGTGCGCCTCGCCTCGATCCGTCGCGCCCCGCCGTCGGTGATCCGCGTCAGCACGTACTCCGGGGTGCGCCCGTCATGTTCCAGGCGGATTACATCGGTTGGGTCCAGCGCCAGCCGCGAGGGTGGCAGGGCGAAGGCTGCATCTTCGCGGCCGACCCATTCCTCATGCAGCGCGCGGCGCGCCGCGCGATCTGCAAGGGCGGCGGGATAGACAATCGGGAACTGCTCGCTCCGCACACGCGCCGTATCCACTGTGATCCGCCGGGCTTCCACCGACAGTGCGCCATAGTCTTCGTCCGGCATCATCAGGCGCCATTTCAACGCGCGGGGCAGCTCAGTCTCCTGCGCACGGGTAAAACTGATGTCCTCGGCGTTGCGCTCTGTGATTACCAAGGTCTCGGCCGCAATCTGTGCCACGGCAGCACGGCCACGCGGCACAAAGCGCAATTGCCCTCCGGTCTCTACGACATCAAAGCCGTAGAACTGTGCCAGCGGGGCAATCGAAGCTCGGGCACTTTCGACGGCGGTGAGCGCATAGCCCGGCACGGTGGCCGCAAGCTGGCTGACATCGATCAGGTCGAGCGGCACGCCACCTGTCTGGCAAAGCTCGCGGACCAGTTCGGCCAGGCCACAGCCGCCGATCCGGCCAGTCAGCCAATGGCCAAGGCGGTAGTTTTCAATATCGGACCAGACGTCGGAGCGAACCGGAAAAGCAGGATAGGGTCGCGCATCCCACGTCCAGATCGCGATCTCTGCTGTGTCGATCATCCGGCCTGCGTAGAGCCCGGAGGGCGGGTTGTTCGCGGGGTGGTTCCAATAGGGATAGAGCGCCTCGATGTAGCGTCGCTGCACGAGGTCATCCTGATAGCCCCGCGAATTGTAGGGCAGGAAGGACTCGGAGGATTTCGGATCATAGAAGACGTTCGGCTGGTTAGTGCCGCGATCGACGGCAGGGGCTCCAGCTTCGGTGAAGCGGATGGCTTTGGATTGCGGTACCCAAGGAGTGGGCGATCCGCTCTCGACGCCGCCGGGTCGGTTGTGATGTTGGTTTGTCCACCAGCTGCGCAGATCCTTGGTCCGAAATACCCATAGCTTGCCGTAGGCGCCGTCCGTGATCGGCGTGCGGATCTGGGCGGTGCGATTGCCGTCCGAGGCATAGAACCAGTCAAACCCTTCGCCGCCCTCGATGTTCGATTGCAGATAGGGCAGATCATAGATCGCGGGCCATCCCGCCAAGGCGTCGAGGTGCTGATCGCCATCGCGCCAATCCGAGAGCGGCATATAGTTGTCGATGCCGACGAAATCGATGTTGGGATCGGCCCAGAGCGGGTCGAGGTGAAAGAACAGATCGCCGGAGCCATCTTGGGGCTGATGGCCGAAATATTCCGACCAGTCGGCCGCATAGCTGATCTTGGTGCCTGCGCCCAAAACCGACCGGCAGGCTGCGGCAAGGCTCTGCAATGCGGTGACAGCCAGATAGGTGCTGGCACCCGATCTGATCTGGGTGATGCCGCGCAGTTCGCTGCCGATCAGGAAAGCATCAACGCCACCGGCGGCCGCGCAGAGGTGCGCATAATGCAGCATCATTCGACGCAAGCCCCAGTCAGTCGGTGATCCGGTCCAAGACACCGTCGTCCCGGAGACCGCGTAATTGCCCGGCGTCGCCGCCCCAAAGAAAGCCAATACCTGTGTTGCCGCCGCCGTCTTGTCCACCGTGCCTGCAAACCCTGCGGCGGGCGAGCATGTGATCCGACCGCGCCAAGGGTATTTCGGCTGGCCGAGAGTTGCGGCATTGTTCGAATAGGGGGTCGGCAGCGTGTTGGCCTCAGAGACATCCATCAGCAGGAACGGATAAAACGTCACCCGAAACCCTCGGGCCTTCAGTTCCTGAATGGCCTGCACGATCGAGAAATCGCTCGGCGTGCCGCCATAGGCCGGGCCGCCGTTCACCTGCGAGACGACATAGGCGGCAGCGCGGGTCACGCCGTTCACCACCCAGACCTTCGGAGCCGTCACCTTGTTGGCGGTATCGACGCCCGGCCTGATCTGGCAATTGCCCGCGCGAAGATCGGTGCCAAACCAAGACACCACCAGCGAGACGGATTTGCAGTTTGGGGCCTTGGCTTCCAGCTGATCCAGTGAGGTCAGGAAATCGCACTGCCCACCGCTGGAATTCACGTTCTCGGGCAGGACAGCGCCATTAGCGATGTTGCGGGTGATTGGCTCGGTGGCATAGATGAACTCGCCGGAAGATGGAATCATGTTCACCGCCGTCATCAACTGCTCGGCGCTGTCGGGCTCCCCGGAGGGGCGGTAGGCCTCGAAGGATAGCTGCGGCATCCGGTTGCCGAAACTGGCAAGGGGCAGGTTTTCGAACACGATATAGGCGGTGCCGCGATAAGCCGGTGCCTGGCCTACGCCCATCATGGTCTCAATAAACGGATCTGGCATCTGGGTTTCGGTGCCCCGATGCAGCCGCCAGATCGCGCCCGGCACATCAAAAGCAGAGCCATCGGCCCAGATGCGGCCAATCCCGCCAATCGGTCCGGTGGCGAGGGCTACGGCAAAGCTCGCGAAATAGCTGTAGTTCTCGATCACAACGCCGCCACCGCCGCCTTTGCCGCTGCCGCTCTGGCGGGTCTCGGTATATTCTTCGCGGAAATCTGTGGCCCAGATCATATTGCCGCCCACCCGCATCCGGCCATAGATGCGCGGGATCACGGCGCCTTCCGTTGCACTCGTCACGCGCAATTCGTCCAGTCGTGCGCCTTCCTGCCGCTGATCGGGGGTGAAGGAGGCGATGATGCGGGAATCAATCGCCGAGCCGATCATTGAGCCAATGCCGCCGCCGATGGTCATGGCGGAAACGCCCAGCAACGTGCCGCCGAGACTTGCGCCAAGGGTCGAGCCGATGCCGCCCAGAACAATTGCTGCCATGTTGATCTAACCCGCTGCTGGATAAAGGAATGCGAAGGCCGCCCGGCGCGCCCAATGCGCACCCCACGGCTCTTCAATGACGCCCGCGCTCTCATAGGCGTGGATCAGACCGGTCTCGCTGCGGATGCCGCAGTGTTTGGCGGGGGCATTGCGCGCCATGCGAAACAGGATCAGCGCGCCGGGATCGGCTTCTGCGATCGGGATTTCCCGCAGGAAGCGCCGTGCGGCTGCGGCCAGAACCTCTTCCCCACCGGCCTCGCCCCAATCGCGCGTATAGGGCGGCGGGGTCACGGGCTCGGCCCCATGCAGATCGCGCCAGATGCCGCGGGCAAGACCGAGGCAATCACAACCCGCGCCCATCGCGCTGGCCTGATGCACATAGGGTGTGCCCAGCCAGATCCGCGCTGCCGCGATCACAACTTCAGGGGCGGCGGTCATAGTGGCTGTCCGGTATTGCCGCCACCCTGAGTGGGATAGCGCACGATGGTGTCGTCGCCCGGGATTGCCGGGAAGCCGCGAAAGTTCACACCATTGCCGAACTTGCTGCGGCAGGTCGCGAACTGCTTGTCGCAACCCGCCTGGATGAAGAACCCATCGCCCAAAGTGATCACCCGCACTGGCGCCTCGATCAGCGTGATCTGGGACGCCCCGGCTGCGATGGCATGAATTGAGACCTCGGCGCGCCGCCCCGCGTTGGCGCCGCTGGTCCATTCGACCCGGCCCAGCGCGAACCAGCTCGCAGCAAAGCCGCCCAGACCGGCGGTGGTGAAGGTCCTATCGCCCGCCACGGTGGCCACCGATCCGCTGCCCGAATAGCTGGCCGCGGCCAGATTGACCCCGCAACGCGCATCACCGAGTTCCGCATCGCAGTAATACTGATAGGTGCGCCCCACTGGCTGATTAAGAAAATGCGTGAGCGAGCGCACCTCGGCCACGAACACCTGCTTGCCGCGCCTGATCTGACCGAGATTGCCGCGCCGCATCAGCACCCGCTGGGCGACATCCTCCCAATTCACCCGCCAGACCTCAATCGCCGCATTATCCCAGCGCCCATCCAGAATATCGGTCTCGGTGATCCGGTCCGACCGCAGCGCGCCTTCTGCGTCCTGCCCGTCGACCGAGAAATCTGCACTGGCCCGGATCTCGGAAGCGGAAAAGCCACTGTCGGGCTCGAAACTGGTGCCCGAGATTACAAGCGTGCGGTCGTGATCCGTAAAACCGAAGATTGCGCCATCGGCCCGCTCGATGCGCCAGCACCACGCGAGCGTGGTTGTGCCATCGTCGAGATGCGCCTGCATGCCTATGGGAAGAAGTTTCATCGGCGGACCTCAATTAGGGGAATGGATATGATCGAGCCCAGCCGCTCGAAATCGAGGGTGACGTCGAGCGTGTCGGTGTCGAACCGCACTGGCACGTCGAATTCAAAACCGGCGGTGATCGCCACGCCGGGGGCCGGAGCCGCAGCGAAAGAGATGACGCCGGTGGTCGTGTTCACGGTCCAGCCGGTGATCTGCGTCACGCCGTTCAAAGCCAGCGCCACGGTTCCGGCGACAGGTTTTGTGATCGTCCGCGTCCAGAATTGCGCGCCGCTGGTGTAGAGTTTGACCAACTGGAAGGTGGTCGCCGCCCCATTGCCGGTGCCGATCGGCTGGTCTGTAGTAGTGGGGTTGGCGGATGGCAGGCAGGATTTGTAATCGGCCCAGTCTTTCCAGCGAAACCCATAGAGCCGCCCACGCCGTGCCTCAAAAAACGCCGTGACCGCAGCCAGATCATCGGCTTTGCGAATGCCGTAAGATGCATCATAGCGCCGCCGGGAAGCTGCCCAAGACCCGTTGCGCTCTTCATCTCCAGAGGCCAGTTCAACAATCTGGGTGCGCCGCTCCGGACCGCCGCGCGCGCCACGGCTGATATTGTCGGGGAAGCGTACCTCGTGGAAGGCCATCACATGCCCCTCCGTCCAAGGGACACAGCGCGGGCGATGTCAGCGGCCACCTGCGAGCGTGATTGCCGGAAACTTTCGGCATCGCGGGACATGATCGTGACGTTGACCGTTGGGGCCGCACCTTGTCCCTGGCCATAGCCAGCCGCTTCTCGGCGCGACAGAACCCGCTCGCCACGTTGCAAGATCGCCGGAACCTCGTCGGGTTTGATCCCGGCCCAGCCGCCAGAATGCATGCGCGGGACACCGGCGAAGGCCATGGCCGGGACCATTCGGCCCGGACCCGGCGATCCAACCATTCCGCCCGCGTGCAGGATAT